CCCGACCCCGAGAGGCGTGAAGTGTTCTATATTGCGGGTGCTTCCGGCTCGGGGAAGTCTTATATAGCAAAAGGTATCGCCGAATGCTATAAGAAACTGTTTCCCGACAGAGAAATCTACCTCATCTCCAAACTACAAGAAGACTCCACATTAGACCAAGTCAAAGACCTCAAGCGTATCAATATCAAGACGCTCATAGACGATTATCCAGCATTAGAAGAGTTTGAAGAGTGCCTCGTTATTTTTGACGACTACGACACCTTCACCGGCGACGCTGAAAAGGTTATACATAAACTCATAGACGACCTCGCCACTATGGGTCGCCACACAAAGACGACGATGCTCTGTCTGTCGCACTACTTAACCAACTACAAGAAGACTCGTCTGTTGCTGAACGAGGCTACCCATATTATCGTGTATCCTATGGCGACCTCTTTCCACGCACTCGGATACTTGCTAAAGACACACGTGGGTATGACGAAAGATGATGTAAGAGACCTCAAGAAACTCGGGAGATGGGTATGCGTCTATAAAAACTACCCCCAGTGGCTTCTTTCCACACAACACGCCCGAGTTCTCAACGGTTAGTTAAGCGTGTATCTAACACTCGTTGTTTGTGTATAAGGATTACTACCAGTCGTATAGCCCATAGCCAACACACGCAAGAGATTACCAGTAGCCCAACCGGGAGCAGTTCCGCTCGTTCCAGCAAGAGTAGCACTAAGAAGAGGTTGGGAAGCATAAGATGATGGTTGTGGTGATATAGCCGTGTAGAAAGCAGATGGGACACCAGTAGCAGAAAGAGGTGGAGTATTTACTGGAGGATTTCCTACTACCGTGTAAAATATACCATTACCCGTTCCACCCAATCCAAAGCCAGAAAATACTACAGTCTGACCGTTTGTATATGTCCCAGTAGTCGTCCAAGTCTGGTAGTTCGTCCCGTCCGTCCAAGGATTGAATGCGATTACGCAGTTCTGTAATGGGATATGATGAATATCTGTATAAATGTCGTATGGGTCTCGTAATCCCCAATCTTGCCCGTCCGGTTGTCCTACGCCAGTAATATTACTCGTGCGGGGAGCATCATACGCATACAATAGATAAGTATATCCAGCATAGAGATTTGTTCCAGTCTGACCGCTATTTTGCCCTTGAGTGTTTGAATAAGCCCAACGTGTGTTATAAAAAGAGGAGGTCGGCGGATTAGCATCATCAAATGAATACAGATTAAGTGCTATAAGACCCGCCGTATAAATGTTTGTATTAACTGCCGGTTGAACTAACGCCCAGAGGCTTTGTATTCTTTCTTGTGCGGGGTTTGGACTATATTTTGTGTAAGGTAATGATGCCGTAGGATTACCAAAGCGTGGGTTATACATATACCAGTTGAACCCGGTGTTTGCGACTGGCTTCGTGTATAACCAGCATAACGTCCCGGCCGGAGTTGTTGATGATGATGGTGGTGTCCCGTCCGGAACTATAGCGGTGGGCGTTGTCCCATCATTATTAGATGCGAGTGCGATTTGGTCTGATATAATGGGGAGTGCCGGGATAATACCGAGTTTATTCTGTAGTCCTTCTAAATCAAATGAAGCATAGGTTTCTAACGCTATATTAGTCCCCGACGGAGTAATCGTAATAGAACCATCTGGTGATGACAGAGTAATAGCACCGACTAACCCCTCTACACTCTGAACCGGTGCGGGTGGTGGGACTACTGTTTCTAATGCTATATTAGTCCCCGCTGGAGTAATCGTAATAGAACCATTTGGCGATGATAAAGTAATAGCACCGACTAACCCCTCTACACTATCTACCGGTGGTGTTGGATAAGTAATCGTCATTTCTATATTTTGTCCCGTAGTCGCAAAAGTAGCCGTTGGAGATGACAGAGTTATAACGCCTTGTAATCCTTCCAAAGCACTTACACCGCCTAAACTACCGGGTATGATATCTACACCGCCTAACACTAGCCTACCACACCTCATAGTCCCTACTGAGTTGAGGTTTGCGTAAGACATTCTACCCCTACACTATATAATAATCTGGCGGGTAAGGGCGGGTAAGCGTTTCCGCTAACTTTTCTATTATTTGTTCCAGACATAAATAAACTCCTTGTAGCCTCCCTCCTTCCCAGCAAAGCGCTTCTGGATTTGTAGAGGATACTTCTTGGAACACGCACCCAATACCTTCTTAACGTCCGCATACATATCTTGCGGGATATTGAGCGCATAATGACCTCCTCGTTGTAAATGCTTGTAAGTGTTTTCAACGACGGGAAAGAAGAACTTTTCATTAAACTCTTCTCGTGTGGCGTAATGAGGCATTCCCTCGTATTCCTCGGTTGGCTTCGTCTTCTGGAAGTATGGCGGAGATGTGAAGACCATATCGTATTTGTATTTAGAGTAATCCACCTTTGAACTATCTTGGAAGTTTATCTTAACGTCGCAATCGTGAGGATACGCCTTTATCATAGAAGCGTAAGCACTCCGGAGGTTCTTGTTCGTGTCAAAGCCAATATAGTTAATATCCGCAGACATCGCACCCAGACACCTACCCCCCCAACCAGCACTAAAGTCCAATACGGTCTCGGGGCTATACTTCAAATATAAATCTCTTGCTATTAATGGCTTGAATGCGTTAATAGAGCCTTTGTAGAGACGGAATACATCATACAACGCAACCGTCGGAGACTTCCCGTGAGCCTTATTATATTCATAAAGACGCTTGGCTGATGGTGTGCTAAGAGGTGTCCCTTTTATCCACTCGTAGAAACTCTGCCCCCCTTTGGCCTTTGTAGCCAGACGGTGCTTGAAGAAATAAATATCCATCGCCTTATTCCCCACGTTAGACCGAGTGTTTATTTTACCCTTCTTCTGCGCTCGGAGTGCCTCGTAATCTGCCATAGCCTCGTCCGGAGTAATCGTCTTTATTCTATCCGCTACAGACTTCATTCCAGCACCTTCCAGAGTGTGTTGGAGCATATAGTGAAGCCTATGAGGTTCTGTCATTCTATTAAGTCTCTAATATATTTTTATGGGGTTGTTGTGGGTTGTGGTGGGTTGTGGTAAAAATGGTTTATTTACCGGGTTAAGGCGGGTAAGCGAAATCGCACATATTGGCTCAAAAGGCCTTCGTGTAAGGAAACTTAGCGATTTCGCTTACCCGCCCTAACCCCGACCCGTTTTAGAAACTTAGCGGAAACGCTTACCCGGCTTTACCCCGATTATTCTGTATGATAGTTAGCGTCCAGAGTATTTATCATAGCCTCTATCCTTGTTTTGAGTTGCTCCAGTTGCTCGGTGAGTTCTTGATTTTTAGACATCTCCCAGCACACCGTCGTCATAGTAAGCAGACCTTCCAACAACTCTTTTAGCCTCTGAGCGTTTATTCTCGGCATCTATTATAAGTATGGAATATTCAACTGCTTTGGCGAGTGCGGGTGTATCTACATCTACACTATTGGTGCTGGGTGTGTTATATAAGGTGTGGAAGTCCATCAAAGGTCGTCGTCTGATAAGTGATTGTTGTGGGAAGAAGTTTGAGGCCGGAATAGATGTTCGTGATATGCCTCCAACTCCCCCAGACCCCGCAAGAAGGCAAAGTCATTCTTTGACTGTGTCTGTTCCAAAGGAAGAGTGCGTTGAAAGTCCTTCCGAATGTCCGTTAGAAGTTTCAGAGCATCGTCCGGAGCCAAGAAAAGCGAAATCTGTCCGAACGCATCTTTCCCAGCCAGAGAAGGAGGAAGAGTGCGCTCCCGAATGGCTTGTTCCAACCACCGTTGCGCCCACCAAATCTGCTGAAGAGACGGAGAATGGTCTAAAATCTTCTTTGCCTCCGATTTTGTTAGGGTAGGCTTGTCTTGCTTGAACTTCGTGAGTTCTTTTGGCTCTTTGGGGGGCTTTTCTGCCTTCGGTTGCTTCTTTCTGAGAGGATTACCCCACTCGCTCATTCTAATATAGTGTATAGATAGAAATGCCTACGGCTCAAGTCGGCTTGGGTAAAATAAAAGATTATCCGCTTTCCGACGCAGACATTAGACGTATTCTCGGCAAGGATATTAAAATCATAACATACCCGGACTTGGCAAATATGCGCTCTATAGACGAGGCATTTGACGGGAAGGGGCGTTGTATTATGTTGTATCTGACGCAGAGTGAAACATCCGGACACTGGGTTTGTATGCTCCGCAAGGCCGACGGGATAGAGTTTTTTGACCCGTATGGCGAACCTCCCGAGAAGGCTTTACAGACAATCACACCAGAGGAACGGGTGGCCTATGGGGAGGCCGAGCCGTATCTGACGAACTTACTGAGAGCCTCCGGTCTGAAGGTAATCTACAACACCTACCCGTTCCAGAAGGATAAGAGTAATGTAAATACTTGCGGGAGGCATTCAGTCGTCCGGTGCTTGTATGCGCCCGACACTCTGAAAAAGTATAAGGCGGTTATGGACTCTTCCGGTATGTCCCCCGACGACTTCGTATCGGCACTAACTGCGCCGAAAATAGGGAGATAAAATATTCTGGATAGTATAGTAGAATGAGCGCTCGGTTCAGTCAGAGCAGTAGTGTTGATTACGTCGGCGACTCCAGAGACCCCGATATTCTCTACTACAACGCAACTATCGTCAATAACACGACTGACGACACGAAGAACGGGAACGCAACCCTTGACCCCCCTATTCGTTTTAACGAGACGAGAGACACTCCCCTCATCAGAGACGCATCTCGTTATCAGTTTAGTATCGTCCGTTTCGTCGTGAATGGAGGCAACAAGGACTTACCTCTGTTTATTCCCCAGATTCAGTCCTATACGGGTCAGACCGACCCCAACTTAACGGAGTATGGCGTGGGGATTACGGCGAACCTTTTTGGTATCGGCACTACCCCGACGAACTGGGCTTGTGCGCCTCCTCTGACGTATATAAACTACGTTCCCGAGACGCAGAACCCGATTTTAGCACCCGTCCCTCTACCCCCGAGTAGCCCTAACTATGTGGGAGTATTCTCTCCCGCCACGTCCTACTCGCCCGGCCAGATAGTGTATGTCGCACTCTTAGACACATATTATTCCTACAACTCCCCGATATTCAACTCTGCTGGAACACAACTAAATCCTCCCACCCTCCCGACACCCGCCCCGACTGGCGCATCTAACTCTGCGCTCTACTGGACGGTCACTTCACCCAACTTGGGTCGCCCCCAGAACCTTTCCACCAAATACTACTGGGTCTATACCTATGATTGGTGGCTGACGATGGTGAATAAGGCGCTGGACGATGCGAACTTGGCCGTGTATAACACCTACACCGGCACAACACCCGGCAACCCCGCTCCGGCTGGTGCGACTGCCTACGCTACATTCGCCTTGTGGAAGAACGTGTATCCGTCCCCGCAAATGGTATATGACGACCAGTCTGGTCTATTCTCACTATACGCACCCGCTATGTATCGGTCGTATGTAAATCAGACAACGCCTCCTTCCGGCAACCCCGAACTATTCCAGTTGTATTTCAACGTGAATATGGAAGGCCTTTTCTCCAACTTCCCGAACAACTACTACAACGACGGCGTGGGTATCCCATTTGCGTATGCGCCCCCGACGACCGTTGTGGTTCCCGACGGCTATGCGAATGCTATTCTGGTGTATCCTCTGGGAGGGAGCCTTCTCGCCCTCAACACCATAACGAACGCATCTCTACCCGTCCCGGCAACCGCTCCGGCCTACGTAGGCAACTGGTATAAGATGACCCAGAACTATATTTCCACCAGCACCCTCTGGTCTCCGATTGACTCTATTGTTTTTACGTCTGCGCTCCTCCCGGTTCTGAACGAGGCCACCGCACCCCCGAACGTGCTGGGGACGAAGAATATCGGCAACTCCGCAGCAACAAGTCAGTCTGCCTTCACGCCTATCATTACCGACGTGGCGTTGGATTTATCACTTGACCCGAGTGGCTATAGAAAGATGATTTACTACTCTCCGAGCGCCGAGTATAGAATGTGCGACTTCCAGAACTCCAAGTTTGACATCCGCAATATAGACGTTTCCGTCTTCTGGAGGAACCGGCTGGATAACCAGTTATACCCGGTCAGTATGTTTAATCTCTCCAACGTTTCCATTAAGATAATGTTCCGCAAGAAGGACTACGTCGCAAAATCCGAGAGATACTAAACGCCCGGCACACAGACAAAAAACGCACAGAAACTCTCTGGCCGTTTTTTATTTGTTTATACTAAATATAAGATGAGCGCCGACATCCAGAAGGAGGCCGTTTTTGATGACCGCATCGTTCAGTCCCGTCCCCGCTACGCCGTTGAGAAGGGTGCCTTGTCCCTAACCAACGCTCCTTTTAACGCCATCGCCTCTACGGCTTCACAGATGACTTTTAACGTGTATGTTCCTTCCGAGAACGTATTCGTGGATAGGGCGTTGCGCTGGAGTGCGACTGGCCGTTTCTCCCTCCTCGCCACCCCGGCCGGTGGTGCGTCTGCTCCCGTTGCTGGAGACCCTATCCTCGTGGTAGGCCAAGACCTCGCAGCCTCCTCGTTCCCTCTGAACTACCTCTGCCAGACGATGACGGCAACGATTAACGACACAACGGCGGTGATTAACTCGCAAGATGTTCTGCTGGAGGTTCTCCGGCTGACTGACTACAAGAAGAACTTGCTCCAGCGCACTTGCCCGACGATGTTGGATAAATACCAGTCCAACTATCTCGCAGCCGGTTCTGTAAATAACCCTCTGAGTGGCTACTCCGACGCCGTGAATGACGATATCGTGCCTAACGGTGCGTTTCTCGGGTTCAACTGGACTGACCCCAACGGTGTCCCTCTGGTAGGCACGGCCTCTCCGGCGTATCCCGGTGCGCCTTATGATATGGTGAATGGTGTCCCGGTTTTCGCAACCGGTGGTGTCGCAGCACAGACCCTCTACTTCTCCATTACATCAACGGAGAAGTTGGTGCTTTCCCCCTTCGTGTTCGCCGACGATTGCGAGTCTGACACGGGTCTCTTCGGCATCAACAACATCCAGTTAGTGATGAACTTCAAGTCTCCCGGCGCTGGTGGCTCTCTGCGTGTGCTGAAGACGCTTGGCAACCAAGGGACGAACACCGTCGTCTCCAACGTGGTTTTCAACACCGGTGCGTCTGGTGGTGTGTGGGCGAACCCCGTGATGAACGTTCAGTTCCTAACGCCTTCTCTGGACGTGCCTCTGCCCCCCAAGAGCGTAGTGCCTTATATGGAGTTCCCTCGTTATATCACGCAGTCCCAGAACGGCTCTATTAACGCCTACGGTAGTGCGAACGGCTACACGGCGCAACTCCAGTCCCAGACTATCACGTTGCCCCAGATTCCCGACCTACTGATTATCTACGTGAAGGCGACCCAAGTCTCCGGTGGCGCACCCGGTGTGGCCGACCCTCTTGACCCTTCTTACTGTGATGCCTATCTCCCTATTGCGTCCCAGTTCAACTCTTCCATCAAGAACCCCCTCTCCATCAACTTTGACAACTTCTCCGGTCTGCTCTCGTCCCACACGACGGAGGAACTCTACCAGATGTCAGTCAGCAACGGCCTTGAGATGGAGTGGAACCAGTGGAGCGGTCTTGCTCGTAGTCCCGCAGCAATCCCGGTTTCAACCAGCGCACCCGTTGCGGGGACGTATCCCGGCTATGCGAGTGGTGCGTGGAGACCTACAAGCGGTGGTTTCCTCGTGCTGAAGCCTTCTAAGGACATCACACTCCAGTCCGGCCAAGCCCCTTCTCTCGTAGGCAACTTCACACTCCAGTTCAACCTCTCCGTAGTGAATACCTTCCCGTTCGCCGTCCAGCCCACGCTCTACGTGATTACGGCGAACTCTGGCTTCTTTGAGTCTATTCGTGGCTCCTCCCGCATCATCAAGGGTGTTCTGTCCGAGCAAGACATCATCTCCGCCCCCGTTGCGTCCGCCCAGACACACGAGGGTCTCAAGCGCCTTGTGGGTGGTAAAATCTCGTTCGGCTCTCTTGCGAACGTGTATAACAAGGCGAAGTCCATTTACGACCAGACGAAGCCCGTTGTGTCCGCAATCAAGAACGCCCTTCCCGGTGAGGGTATGATGGGTAAGGCGAAGTCTGCGCTGGGAGCGGTGGGCTACGGCACGGGTTCGGGTAAGCAACGCAAAGGTCTATCTGCCCGGCTGATGATGGATTAATCGGGGTAAAGGCGGGTAAGCGTTTCCGCTAATATTCGTAAAATATCTAACTATAGTTCGTGATACGGGCTACGGTCAGATAAAATATATAGTGGAAGTATAGAATGAGCGGAGTTTCAAGTCTCTTGACCTCTACGGGGAACAGTATGACGGGCGCAATCACGCTTACGACTACGCAACCGGCTCTGCTCGGTGTTAGCAATACACCTACCGCCCCCTATACCATTAACTTCTCTCCGGTTGCTGGAGGCACGAACACGGTGGGGGGTAAGAACGGCGATATCGTTTTAGCAACACCGGACGGTTGTCTGGGTATCACCGCCGACGCCATTTCTCCGACGCTCAACTTTAACGCCTATAACTCGGCTCTAAACACCTCTGGTATGGTTGCGAATAACATTTCCGGCGCTCTGGCGTGGAACTCGGCAAATGCTTACGCAGTTGGTGCGGTCGTGATTAGTAGCGGAACGACCTACGTGTGCCTCACCGCCCAACCCGCATCATCTCCGGCTCCCACGAACGGTGCGGGGTGGCAGAGTATCGGTGGTGGAGGAGGTGGTGGAGGCAACTGGAACTGGCGGGGTGCTTGGAGTGTTAGCAACACGTATGCGGTAAATGATGTAGTGGGAGGTGGTATAACGGCAGATGCGTCGTTTATTATGTATATAGCAACTACCACAGTCTCTCCCGGTCTATCTCCTCCGTGGGGGGTATTCCTTTCTACCAATCCGTGGTTGCCTATCGCAAATCAATCACAAATCGGGTATAACACCGGCGCACCCGGCGGTGGAATAAATGATACAACGGCTATATCTATGGCTGGAGTTGCGTCCGCCCCCGCCCCTACAAGTTCGCCCGGCGACTATATTATGACGGTTGTGAATAACGACGGTGATTTATATACTGATTTTTGCGCCGGTAGATTTGTAGTGGCCGGTATCAACTCTGGTAATGCTATTACCCCCCCTAACACTCTTCCTTTCATAACGACTACGGGGAACAACGCCACCACACAACTATCAATAAATGGCGGAGGCAACCAGCCGGTGAATATTGTAGGCGGTCTAACTGTGAATGGCTCTCCGGTGTCTGGCGGAGGCAACTGGTCTTATAAAGGAGTGTTTAATACTACTGTGGCGACTGCTTACATAGTTAATGACGTCGTGTTTGATACCGTCAATACGGCGCAGACTTACGTTTGTATTCTCGGATATACCACGACTGTTCCGACACCTACACCGCCTTCTGCTAATGCTACCAACTGGCTACTACTTGCGACGAACTCCGCAACGGCTGGAGGCTCTTCTATTACGAATACTGGCGCTACTCTTGGTATTAATACGACCGGCACGTTGTCTTATACTACCCCCAATACTCCTTCGTTTGTGAATCAGATTAACCTCACAACAACGGTTCCTACAACTACACCGGGTGCGGGTGCTGGTAATATAAGCATTACTGCTGGAGGCAACCTTGCTCTATCATCTCCCAACTATGTAAGTGTATTTAATCCCACCACTAACTACGCTACTGGTGGTAATCTAATGTCAGCGATGAACGGTGCGTGGAATAACACTTTTGGCTATCTGGCCGGTCAAGTGGCGCAGTATAACAATACTTATTATTTATGTGTTGGGAATAAGTCGCCTCCAACACCACCAGCAACCAATCCTACACCAGACGTTGATACGGGGGCTTGGCAATCTCTCGGCGCAGATGGAAACCCTCCCCAGATAGAGCAAACCGGCGGTGGTTCAGTCCTCGCAATATCCGGAACTGGCGACTTGACTTGGACGAACTCAACTGCTGGGACAGCAACCAACGAAGTTAGTATTTTAACAACCGTTCCCGCCGGTCAGACAAGCGCTACTGCGGGGCGGGTGCTTCTTGGCTCTGCGGGGAACCCAACTCTGGAAATGAACTCCGGCGGTGATATAATCATACAGAACGTGGATACTGCGAGTGCCTCCAATACAATAACGATACAGACTGTTCTCCCCACAACAACGCCTCCTTCCGGCGCCGGTGATATTAACATAAACGCTGGAGGGGGTATGGTTATACAAGTAAATCCCGGCGGAAGCAACCTTGCGGTAAAGAACGATGAGCCGACGGGCGATATAGAGATTATATCAAGAAGAAATATCTATTTGGATAACTCGTCTGCGGTTGGTTCTGCCGATGTAATCGTAAAGCCAAATATAACCGGCACGGGTCTAAGCATTCAGCCTCCACCCACTTATGCGACGGGTGTTGTTCCGTATAACACGGGAGTATGGAGCGACCAGTCTGGCTATCTAACCGGGTCAGTCGTCCAAGAAACGGCTGGGGGTGCTTCGTTTGTGTGTATAACACAAGTCCTCCCCAACACGACAATCCCGTATAATCCGGCACCTTCCGCTACCCCCACCTCTTGGCTCCCTCTTGGTGCTGGTGGCGGTAGTATGGAACTCGCTTCCGGTGCTGGTGCGGTATGGTCTCCCACCGCTGGGTATCCTCTCGGTGCGGTAGTCAATAACACGTCTCCTACTGGGATATGGGTGTGTATCCAGACGGTTCCTACACCCGCCCCACCGGCGACAAATCCTAACCCTACTTCCTCTCCGACTTTCTGGACGGAGTTGGTGTCTAACACAACGGCTCCCGGAAGTGCGATGATGTTCTTGAATACTTGGTCTAACGCAAGTGCGTATGTCGCCCAAGAAGTCGTGATATACAACGGTTTAGTGTATGTGTGTATTCTTGCCGTTTCCGCACCAACGGCACCCGCAGTAAATCCCAACCCCGACGCTTCCCCCGCCAACTGGCTCGTATTAAGCAATAACCCCGTGTTCCCAGTTTTTGATGCGACGGGTGCGACGGGCTACCCGCTCGGGTCAATCGTCCAGTATGCGGGTGTGTATTACTACGCTCTGGCTTCGTTTCCCGCATCCAACCCCCCAGTCCCATTACCAACCCCAGTATTGGGCGGAACGTGGGCGGTATTCACGACGAACGTGATTAACAAGAGTGTATTTGGTGTAGCCGACCCCTTCCCAGACCCAACCGCCGGTTTCTCCACGCTGGAACTAATCCCGACAGACGAAAGCCAAACCGCAACAATCCCCACCACTTCTTATACTGGCAACAACGGTGCGACGGGTTTTGTGACTGGTGGAACACCCTATGCGCTTGTCCCCGGCCGTAAATACAAGGTGTCGTGGGATATGTTATTAAACGGCATCATCAGTAATGCTAATCAAAACGTCGCCAGATACACTATATACTTAGGATTTGATGCTTCCGTAAGCGCCCCAATAACTGCTCTACCGACGACATACTATGAACTCGCTCAGACGGGCGACGTGGGTGCGCTCGGGCTTCCTATTCCTACTATTGAGTTTTCTGGGGAACTCAACTTTACGGCACCGCTGGGGGCAACGGTGCTGAGTTTTATAGTAAAAAATGAGTTGATAATACAAGGACAGTATAACGACCCCGGATTTCCCGCCGTAAGCACAACTGGACCCTTCTTATCTTTCGGGTTTAAAAACGCATCGTCCGGTCTAAATATAACCGCCTACTCCTAAACTCCCGGTGCGTTTTTTTTGTTAGTGTAGAATATAGAATGTCCGTAGCCAACTTGAACTCGGCTGGAACTCTGCGTTGTGGAAAACTCGTTCTTGCGGGTCAGACAATCGTTCCCGGTGCTATAACGACAACTGTGCTTACCGGCCAGTCCGGCGCTGGTGCGTCCGGTGCGGTAGCAGTATCAACCAACATCACAAACACAAGTGCTGCGACTGCGCTCACCTTCGCATCTACGGCTTCCACGCTGGAACTCACCGGCAACATCTCGTCCGCTGGTGGTGGTGGAGGCACTACGGTTCCGACACTCTGGAACGCCTCATCGGCCTATGCGGTAGGTGATGTGGTGAGCGTGAGTTCTCTCGCAACCCCGACTGGCACGTTTATCTGTATCGGAGCCGTTGCTGCTGGAACAAATCCCGCCCCTTCTGCCACGCCCACGAAATGGACTCCCGTTGCGCCTCTGGCTGGTGGCTCTGGTGTAGTCTCTCTTGCTGGTGGCGGTGCTACACCAACGGTCGCAACTGGTGCGGTAGTCTTCACATCCACAGTAGCCTCCGGTGCTTCAACGGCGCTCACTTGGACTTCTTCCGCTACCGGTATGGAGTTGGGAGGCACAATCGCTTCCGGCTCTCAGACCGTGCCTTACATAGTTGCTGCGGGACAGAAGTCTTGGGCTACTGCGGGAACAACGGATGCTATTACTTTTTCCCCAGCCTTACCGACGGGGACGTTCGTTATATTCCTTTCTTGGGGTATGGCGACTGCGCCACCGGCTCTCTTATCTTGCCCCCCTCCTACGACGGGAGCGACGACGGCTGCGGTAGTGGCGGGTGGTTCTATTACTGCTGGGAGCGTGTATCAGTATCAAGTGGTAAGACTCACCACATAAAATCTATATCCGGCGTAGATGGATATCCTCAAGTATATTGCGACAATCAAAAACGTCCAGCCAGTATCTACGGAGATGCTGGTTGGAGGTAATGTCCTCCAGTTGAGCCAGAAGCAGAAGGAGCAGAAGATGTTATACACTACCATAGAATCCGTAGCGCAAGATTGTTCGGCGAGAATGGCTTTGAAGCCCAATCCCCTCGTATCTTCGTGTGAGACTTTTGGAATGTATTCCTCTTTGCGTCCGCAGTCCCGGTCGGAACTTTTTTGTTCGCTTCTTGATGAGAATAAATGATGTGGTCTCCATAACCTACCTTACCGAAGGCAACCAATCGCCCGTCCTTGTCTGGAATGGCTAACTTGGAGTCTCCGTCTTGCGCAAACCCTAACAGTTTGTATGGATAATGATGTTTCTTGGCTCTCCTTCTTGCCTCTTCAAGGTAAGACGAAGGTTCAAGTCCGGCTTTCTGGAGTTGTTTTAGGAAGCGAGGGGGCGGGTTAGGGCGGGTAAGCGTTTCCGCTGACTTTCCGCCTTCAAGCGCAACATTCACAATACCCCCTAAATCCGTTATCCCCTTTGCGAATGCGTGTGTGTATGACGGGAGTTTATCAAGAAGTGTCTGAACGTTCTGTTTCACGAAACTCTGTGCGTGGTATTGCCATACACCGTTCGCTTGTAATAAAACAGCGATAAAGTCTTGACAGTTGTTCTGGAATGGGTCGTATTTAAAGAACGCTCCGCCGGGTCTGAGTGCCTCTGCTTTTTGTAAGAACGTCAATAGGGACACGGGAGGATTGGGTGCGGGTATCTGTAGATATTCTGTATTGGCTCCGACGGGCTTCGTCATACCTACATTAATAACCTCGTTCTTTTCTAACAATACTCGGGCAGTAGCACCGTTCTTTTCTACAGTTGCTTCTACTCCCAGATGGAATAGTTTATCCATATTTGTTTCTAACTTGGCTTTGTTCCACGCACCGAATGTAATAAGATTGAACGCAGTATTGATTGCGGACTCTACTGGGTCTCTGCGTAGCCGGAGTTCCGTTATAGTCCAGTCTGCGTAGCGTTGAATAACTGTCCGAGAGGAGGGTGGATAATCCTTACGAATACCTCTGACTACATCATTAATGCGCCTCCTCGCAACAGAGTCTGGATTGATTACTTCATTAATAATCTTCTGGGGTTGGAACGGCAACGTCGCATATTCCTTGACGACATCCCATAATCCAGCGCCTTCTAACTGTCCCCGCAAGTCATAATCACCCCCCCGCAAGTCTCCGTCGTGTTTCTTAGAGTCTCCTTCCATCTATTACCCCATAATAAAAATATTAGCGGAAACGCTTACCCGCCCTTACCCGGCCTACTCTTCAATCTGGCACTCCGGAGGCATAGGCGCTTTGTGCTTCTTCAGTCCGCACCAATACTTCCCAGCCTTACCAATAGCCTCCTTCCAACCGCTTACCCATTCGCCGTCGCTTCCCTTTTCGGATACGTAGCGTATCGCTTTGAAGTCGTGGCTCTCTTTCTTGAGCGGTATCTTTAGCAGTTCCATAGAGGCTTTGAACTTCGCCGAGTCCATTTGGTGGTTCGTCATCTGGATATACTGCTTACATAGGAGCGCCGATTCAACATAGAACCGCCTATCATTCCTATCCATACTGATATCGTAGTTAGCCTCCAGCCATTCCTTGATTGGGTTCTGCTCGTCCATATACTCGGCCGATTTCTGCTTCACGCACTCGGGTATCGCAATCCCGTCTTGCTGGAGCAACTGATACGCTTCCAGTAGTAAGAACCACATCTCATTCCTCCACTCCTCCGATTTGATGATTTTCTCCTTCAAATCAATATTTATCTTCTTGTGATGTGTTTCGCTTACAGTTTCTACAAACTGGAAGGGGAACTGAACGATTTCCATACGCCTCTGGATACCGCCGTCGGGGCGATTGAGTTGCGGGATATTGTTCGTCTGGAGGTATAATACAAACTGGGGAACGTAAGTGACTGTAGAGCGGTATAAGTCCCGAGCGCTTACTGGGTCGCCACCCGTCCATTCCTTGATAGCGCCTACTTGGAGTTTATCGTCTGCTTCTGGCTCTGAGGCAAATACGCTCCTCTTGCCCTTAGCCTTTGCGAGTGGCGGACACGTAGCGTCCTTTTTATCTTGGCCTTTCGTGATAACTTGGTGGGGAACTGAGTGATAGTAATCACCCATAACCCGCTTCACGATTTCTGCTACGAGGCCTTTTCCATTACCGCCCGTTCCCGTCCATACGAAGAACTTTTCGTATTTCTTGCGCCCGTGTAGGCTCATCGCCAGAGTCTTAAGAACGTAGGTCGTCAGAGCGCCGAGCGTTTCGGGCGAGGCTTCAATCTCTGCCTCCTCCTCAAATACCGAGCGGATAGTCTTGATGAGTTCCTCTCGTGCTTCGGTATAACGCTTCACCGGATACGCATAGCCGGTATTGAGGCATATATAATCCTCTGGCTTGATAGGCCGTGATTCGGCCTTGTCTAAGTCATACACCTTGTCGGTAAAGGCGATGAGGTTGCGTTGCTCGTCCATCTTCTTATCCAACTCGTCGTCGTTGTAGCAAGAAGGGAGGAACGCTATCACGCCGTCGCAGAAACTCTTATTACCGATTTTCCCGCAGAACATTTGTAGGGCTACGAGTTTCTGAGCGTTTATCTTCGCCTTGTCCTCGTTCGTATCGGTCAAATCAACCAGCGCATAATGCTCCTTTACCATACGCTTCAACGTGTGCCAAATGTCGGGTAGGAGGCCGTTCGGGTGGCGCTCGTATGCCTTCCAGATGTTGTTGGGTAGCAACTGATACCAGCCGAGCCTCTCGTTAAAGGCATACGAGTCGGGCTTGAGGTTAAAGAAGAACCTCGCAACCTCTGCGTGTGAGGGGTTGCGTATCAACGCCCAGAAATCCATACGCTCCAGCGATAACTCCATATATGCGTCCATATTGTCCTCCGATAGCCATTTCCAGAGTAGGGCTTGGCTGAGGTTGCTTTTGCGGAACATCCGCCATTTCGTCTTAATCCAAGCGGGGCTTTCGGCAACCTTGAAGTGCTTGGATACCTTACTCAGTTCTATAAACGATTCAACGTTGTATCCCTCGTTAAACATAACGAAGCCGATACGTATCCAGTCGGGGTAGTAGTCCCAGCGGTGTTGTCCCAAGTGGGCGATAACCTCCGATAGGAGTTCTCGGGTCTTCACGTCATCTTCCGTCGGGTCGGATGTCTCCGTCGGCGCAACGGATTCGTCAATCACATTATCCGGCTCTGCTACGGGTTCTACAACCTTAGCGAGTTCCAAGATGCTCTGAGGCTCGGGTAGAACCTCGCACCCGTCGGGAATGTAGGTGATGAGCGTGTCCGTGAAAGAACCCTTAATCAACTTGTAGGGTCTGTCTTGCGAAGGCTTCGTCTGCCCCAGCATTCGCATCTTGCGTTGTCCGTCGTTAAATACGGAAAGGTCAATAATGAGGTGTCCCTCGTATTTCGCTCCCGCCTTTGATTTCGGCTCCTTCTTGAGGATAGTCATAACGGGAACGATTTCCTTGAGGTTCTTCTTGAGGGTAGGAGCAACCTTAGTCTTCACGTAGTGTCCGATAGCCTTCTTAGTCCCGCAGAGAGCCGGATAGTGTAGGGTAAAGGATACCTTGTGAGAAATGGCGCTCGTCTCGTCCGAGCAACGCCACTTACAAGATTCCTTAACGGCGATATCATCTCCCATCGCCTTCAGAACCTCCAAAATAGAGGCAACCTTAGCGTTGAAGTCTGCTTCGCCGATATCCATCGGCATCTCGCCGTCAATATCAACATATACCCGATTGTGCGTCCGCTTCGGCTCCGCTTGGATAGGCTGGGTGCGTTCGTAGCAGTTGTGGCGCTTCCCAGTATGTAATACGCCCGGAGGACTCCATTTGCCGAGCAGATACTGCTCTACTTTGGATACCGGAACGTTATCATACTTCGTGTCGGAACTCGCAAGGCCGGAGGTAATCGCTACGAGTTGCTCGGGGTTAGCGGGGGTAGGCGTTTCCGCTAACTTTTTAAAGGCGAGGGTGGGCTGAACCATTTCTACTTTCGCCTCCGGAAGTTCTTTCACGGCTTTTCCGAACCGGCAGTCGGCGCAAAATCCGTCGGAACCAGCGGAGTTCCCGCAAGAGCAAGAGGCGAGGGGCGGTGGTAAGGGGACGGAGCGGGGACGGGGCATCGGGGTTATACCCGCCCTACCGGTAAAAAACTATTTCAACTTTTATACCGGCTTTTCGTAATAATCAACAGCGAAGTCGCTGTAAGTCGCTGTAAGTCGCTGTAGTCGCTGTAGTCGCTGTAGTCGCTGTTATATAATACGAAAAGGCGGTATAAAAGTTGAAACCTTTTTTTACCCCGCTATAAGGTATAAGCCCGAGATGCCCGTGATTACCGTGAAACCCACCCAAGTTATCAGCCGTGAGTTTGCTCGTGAGATACTTAAGATTATGGGGGATACCAGAATATATCAGCACAAGGATATCACTTGGCGTGAGGTATCTATAGACACGATACAGAAGTTCGCCTATAATGTAGAGGAGTTCCAAGACGCAATATGGGATAATGATATAAGTATATCTTGCCCCGAGCCGTTCAAGTTTCACATTAAGACTTGGAGTTATATATGCGACGAACTCTGGAACGGACAAGATAGCGTTGTAGGTTTCAGACGGGATGTTAGTAGCACGTATCATTATGAGCCAGTAATCAAGTATAGAGTTCTCGGCAAATGGGACTATCGTGAGTTAGACGAGGACGGAGCGGAGCGTAAGGATACTTGGTTTATCCACACGGACGATTTGCTGGAGTATGTTGAGGCGGAACTTGTAGAATGGGATAATGCTGATGCTATTGAGGCTCTGGAGGCTTGGAATGACGCTCAAAGCGGGATAAATCGGGACGAGTTCTCAGAGGCGGAACTGGAGCGGTTAGAAGAGAAAATAGAGTTGTGGAATGAGGTTCAAGCGGATATAATACGGGGGAAGTAATGCGGGGTAAGGCCGGGTAAGCGTTTCCGCTAATATTTTTATACGGGGGAGGCTACGGCGCCGATAGAGAATAGTGCTTTCCTAAAGGTCTCCTCACGTAAGGGGACGCTCTCACCGTTAGGCAGTATCGCATATACAGAGCCTCTATTAGGGTCAGTCCATACAGTATAGGATTTCCCCCGCCCATTAACGGGAACCAAGCGGTTATAGGTCTTAAGAACGTAGAGTTTGGTCGTATTACGAACACCCCAGCAGAACGAGTAATACGGCATACTATACCTACCCTTACCCGGTAAAAAAGTTTCATTTTTTATAGTAGGTTTTCGTATATATATACAGCGACTACAGCGACTACAGCGACTAAAAAAGGTTCGCTGTATTATGTAGGTTTTTTTTGGAATACCTCCCGCCACCCCATATTTATAATATTAGCGGAAACGCTTACCCGGCCTTACCCCGCCTTAGTCCTTAATCACCATTAGCCGAGCGTTGAGTGCTACGCCGTCCTTAATGATAGAGAACTTCCCGTCCTTATGAGCGATTAGCGTATTATCGTCGGCGTTCCTAACTACGCCCTTATTCACCCATACGAGGTTAGTGTAGTCAATCGTCTTAATGCTCTTGATACCGCCCTTTTGGATACAACTCACGCCTACGAGTTTATCACCCTCCTTCATCTCCTTATAGAGGGATACGCCGTTATCCCGCATATACTGCGCCTTTACCTTCTTCCCGTTCAGCAAACGCCAGTGGAGGTGAGCGGGTAGTTCGTCAGTCTTAACGATTACTCGGGGCTTCTCGGCCTTTAGAGCCTCATACTTAACCTTTAGTTCGTTATAGGCGTTCAATAGGAGT